GCGTTACCGACACTCCCAGAGCCGTCCAATAGCACCACAAGCCCCGTTTCGCCAATTAGCGAATCGCCGCCAGCGTTGGCCGTTGGTCTAAGCAGATTATAGCGTGCGATTTTATTCTGAATGCTGTCAGCGCCTATATAACATACACCGTTGTGGTATTGACAAGAGTGGGGGTTTGTAACCTCGGGCGTCAGGAATGAAAACCCAGTGAGAGCACCCGAAAAAGTATACTGTATTACCTCGTTAGGGTTAGTGAAATATATCAGCAGAGTATAACCGTCAGTAGTTATATCCACAGGTCCGCGCCCTGTAACAGTGGCAAACGATGACGATAACGCCCAAAATTCATCATATATATAGACGTTGGTAGCGTCTCCAACTGAGTCAACAATATAAAAATCTGAGCCAACCTGACATATCCCGCTGGGTTGGGCTACATCAACTAACGCACTAGACTGGATTACAGCACCTGACGAAATGTTCACCGAGGTCAGTACGTAAACTGATAATAGTTGGTTAATTACGACAAAATTAACGCCATCATATGTGAGGGCTGTAGCGCCAACATCAGGATTGAGTGATTGTATTTGTGCCAAATCGGAATCGTACTCGTAGAATCTGGAGTCCGGCGAGTTACCCCCATTGATGATTTTTACGGTCCAAAGATGATCACCCACCCAAACCATACTGTCTATAAATTGCTGATTGATTGGAAATGTACCGTCATAAACTACCGACATTATTGAGGTGCTCCCGATGTGCCTGATAACAGTGGTCGATTTTCAGCATCTTTGTACGTACCTTTACCGTGTACGTGGTTTACTAGACTGATACCGCTGGCTACAACGTCTGCGCTAACAGTCTGACCACCTGTTTGGTTAATGTCACCAGTCAATTCAATATTACCTATAATGTTTAATGTGTCCACGGTTATCGCTGCCGTACCATCGTTTTTTAACCATATAAATTTATCACCCTCTTTATTGCGCAACCGTACACCGTTGTTTTCAAACGTCGTAATTTTATTTGGTTGCGAGCGTAGGCCGGGCAATATAGCGGCGTCAGAAAAATCATGAAACCTCATAATTGGGTTATCAGCAATGCCACCAGTATTAACCCAACCGTCTATACAACGCTGTGAAAACACAATTAAACACTCATCGCCCGGATCGATTTGATGCTCGATAAAATACTCTGAACCGCCCAGAAAAGCCACAGGGCAATTAATCAGCGGGGACGGCTCAAAAGTGACGCCGTTAACGTCGATTCTTTGTATTCCGATTTGAATTTGGGCGAGCTGAGTTACCGGGTCAAATGTAAGAAAATGGCCTGGTATAGATGTACCTACATCTTTCATCATTTCGACAAAAGTTCGGCGTGTTAATTCTGTTGTGTTCGCTTTTGACATAGTAATCACAGTATAACTCATTTTATTTTTTAATAAAACATTGACGTATCTGTCATTTAATGCAATAGTTGTGTTTTGAAAAGATTGAGGAATGAAAATGACGACAAAAATTAAACACATTATGAAACCCCAGAATGGTGGGGGTTCTCTCCCCGTCAAATGGTGCGGCAAAACATTCGGTCGTTATGAAAAAAGGTTTGACAATGCTGACTTGGCAATAGTCGACGACAATTACCACCCCTGTAAAAAATGCCTTGATGCTGTGCGGGAGCATTCGAAACAATTAGCAATAGTCGATTTTCGTGCGGATTATATCACTAAATTGGTGATTGCAGCGAAATATGACGAAATTATAGCTGTTGACAAGATTAGTGACCGGTTTTTTGATAATTTAACGCACATGCAGAAATCGGTAATGGTTAGACTAGCTGCCAAATTAAGGTAAATTATGAATAATAAAGAATTCACAGGTTTAATAATCAATTATTGGGATGAAGGGTATAATGAAGGGTATAATGAAGGGTATAATGAAGGGGTCAGTTCAGTATTGGGAATGATGGATCACGTTCAAAAATCACACCCCGACACAGTATTAAGCTTCGATGAAATAATCGACATTATAAAATCAGCACAACGTCAATCACCTAACTGAGGTAAATTATGAATAATAAAGAAATTTCAGATCTATTAGTTGTTAGTCGGATCAACGGATACGATGGCTGTGTCGTTAGGCCAATATTCACACCCCGACACCGTATTAAGCGTCGATCAAAAAAAAAAATCGACATTATAAAATCAGCACAACGTCAATCACCTAACTGATGTAATCCTGGTAGACCAATCATTACCCCAACTGTCACCCGAATATTCAAGCTTGAATATTCGGTATACTCCGACTCCAGCGCTGGCAGGTACATCAACATAATAAACATTACTAAATGCTATCGTTCTGAATTGCGATTTTATATCGATTCGCCCGCCTATACTCAACTTAGGGTTTAGTCGGGTGGTCACATTACAGCCAACTTCTGAAATCTCGGGGACACCCTCCATGCCTGTTTTTTCTGAAACCTCGACAGGCTCGCCACCTCTAAACGAATCTTTATGTACAATAACAATCGAATCGTTATCAATAACATAACTAAAGTTGTGAAGTTGTGCCAAATTGTCAAGTTTAATCCACGGGTCGCCACTTAACACATAGCCTCTAGCATAAGGTGACACGTCTGAAAATTGTGAATCATCAATAACGACAGGGTAACCCGTGGCCAATGAGACTGCTTTGATCACATCTATCGCAGTAACGTCATCACCAAGCGTTAGGTTTACCGTTTTTTTGTCAAAACTAGTACCGCCTCTGGCTATGATTCGTGTTATTGTATCAGGTCCGTTACGTTCCTTAAATGCGTTAAATATTTTACCGTTAAATATTGTATCTATAGTACTATCGTAGCCAGCTCGTAAAGCTATCGTGGAATCTTTGGCTAACAACAAAGCAGCAGTACCCGACGATAAATTATAAATGCTTAAATCCATGTACGTGTTGAAACCACCAAAATCAATACTTACATTAAACACTATTTTAAATTGTGTACCCTTAGATTCGGATATGAATGTGTTACCGTTTACCAAAACTTCAAACAATCTCATCAGGTGATACCCATGTTAATTTATTATCAACGCCCAGATTGCTCAACGTAGTATCTACACCTGTGAAAACCAAACGACCAAACGACGATGTAATATTTAAATGTTGTAATATGTCACAATTCGGCTCAAGCATTGCGCCATTTGACAATGTCACTGTGTTTACAGATATATCCACAGACCACTGACCAGTTTGTAAATAATTTAAATTGAAACGGGTGAGGTTAGCGCCGAGCTGTATTGTAAACGTTTGATGAGCGTTCGACGCTCCATTGTCCAGAGGTATATTAATCATGGGAATAAACCTGTAACTGTTGTGACAGTGGCGCTACTCGCGGCCTGAGCTGTTTTGGTACCTGTATCAACGGTTGACGTTCCGCTCGATGATATGGGATCTCCACTATTAACCTGTGATTGTAGCACAGTATCACCACCGCCAGTTGTCAGAGTGTCCAGCGTTGGCAGCTCTTGTAATTCGGCAACAAATATAAGGCCTGATTCATTCTCAGGATCTTTGTCACGCGATAGGTTGGTTATAACCATGTTTTTTAAATCAATATCGCCAGCTTGAATTTCAAACGGGTCACCTTTAAACATAACCTCGCGCAGTGCTTCAAACGCCTCAGCGGGTCGGCTGGGGTTACCAAATATTTCTAACGGACTCAAAGTTCGAGAACCTATAACACCCACAATGCTCCAGCGCTGCGGTAAGATAATCCTATGGTCTGCGGCCTGAGCGCCAGTTTCAATAGGATAACCTGTGACTTGTACGCTGCCCTCGTACGTGTCCAATAGAACCGCGTCAATCTCGACACCTGCAAAAGTTGGCGTGTTGCTATAAAATATAGATAATATACTCAATTTAGGCCCTCACTGAACTAGTCAGGTCATCGATTGCTATTGCGTTTTGTCGGTTGTTAACGTCAATGATGCGTCTGTCTATTACCGCACTATCCAACGTTAACAGCGCTTCGACTCGTATAGGGCGGTTATCCCGAGTTTGTGGATTTTGCGCCACAGGTGTAACAGGTTGTTCAGTTCTTTCGCGCGAAACGTCAACTGATTGCGGTATATATTCAGCCTCGTATTTTTGCACCTGTGCATCATAATTTGATGGATCGACATCAACAAGAACTGGTGCGTACGGTGATAAATCGATTTGGTTGGGGACCACATCAACCGTAACGGGTGCGTAAGGTGATAACTCATTAACGTTAATTGAATCATCGGCCAGCTCTGGCAATTGGCCCAAAGTTGGCGTTACGTTAACTGATTCATCGGCCAACTCTGGCAATTGGCCCAAAGTTGGCGTTACGCTAATGCTGTCATCGGCCAACTCTGGCAATTGGCCCAAAGTTGGCGTTACGCTAATTGGTTCATCTACCAACTCTGGCAATTGGCCCAAAGTGGGCGTTACGTTAATTGATTCGTCTACCAGCTCTGGCAATTGGCCCAAAGTTGGCGTTACGCTAATTGGTTCATCTACCAACTCTGGCAATTGGCCCAAAGTTGGCGTTACGTTAATTGATTCGTCTACCAGCTCTGGCAATTGGCCCAAAGTTGGCGTTACGTTAACTGATTCATCTGCCAACGCTGGCAATTGGCCCAAAGTTGGCGTTACGCTAATTGGTTCATCTACCAACTCTGGCAATTGGCCCAAAGTGGGCGTTACGCTAATTCGTTCATCTTCCAGCTCTGGCAATTGGCCCAAAGTTGGCG